ACCGCGAGCAGCTCAAGCTCATGGCGCTGATGGTGTTCGCCCACTTCCCCCACATCCGGCGCGTCTCTGGGGCGCTGCTGTTCGTGGTCAAGGAAGACATCGCCAAGGCCAGCTTCATGGTGGGCGAGACCGAGGAGTACTGGTGGGACTACCGCCAGCGTGTAGCCCGCATCGAGCAGGCGCATTCAAGCGGGGTGTGGAACCCCAAACCGACACCGCTTTGCGGCTGGTGTCCTGTGGCAACGTGTGAACATAACCGAAAGAGAGGGTGACCATGACGCAAGTAAACGGCAAGCGTGATTACAAGCACGCCTACAAACTGCAAAAGAAAACTGGCGAGACCGAAGACCAACTGGAGCGGCAGAAAGCTCGCAGGCTCTACGACAAGAAGGGCATCGACCGCGCAGGCAAAGACATCGACCACAAGGTGCCGCTTCGCAAGGGCGGCAAGACATCGCCGGGCAACCTGCGGCTGCGCAGCAAGAGCGCCAACCAAGGAGACAACAAGTGATTGGATCGTTTGACGACTGGTGGGCCAAGCTGTCTGCCGCAGAGCAAAAGCTCATCGGCATGAACAACGCCGTGTTTGTGTGGAACGAGGCGCGAAGGCAAGCGCCCAGCGTCTTGTTCCTCGACAGCTTTCAACTGTGCCGCTCTGGCGATGAGTTAATCATCATGCGCAGCAGCGGGCCCAGCGACGGCGAAGGCGGCAGGTTCAGCCTCAAGGAGTTTGAAGACGCGGTCAACGAGTTCTTCAACGAGCGGTTTTAAAAACACAAGGAGAAAGCAGATGGAGATAGTAGAGGACAAGGCGCTTGTCTTTCGAACGCGCAACCCGCAGAGATACAACTTAATCCCCAAGCACAAGATTCTTGCCCGAGAGGGCGACACGTACAAGGTCGCGGTGTACTGGGGGCTTGAAGAGGTGCGGGTGCTGCGCAACCTGGGCGTCAAAGATGTGCCCTCGCCCATCACGCGCCGCTACAACTGGCCAGGGCGCTACAAGCCTATGGCGCACCAAGTCGATACTGCCTCGTTCCTGACGGTCCACCGCAAGGCGTTTGTGTTCAACGATCCCGGCACGGGCAAAACACTGTCAGCGCTGTGGGCAGCGGACTACCTGATGAGCCGGGGCCTTGTGCGCCGCGCTTTGATCCTGTGCCCACTGTCGATCATGCACGCGGCGTGGATGAGCGACCTTAACAACTCAATCATCCATCGCTCGGCCATCGTCGCGCACCACGCGCAAGCTGCCAAGCGCATCGAGATGATTCAGTCGGACTACGAGTTTGTGATCTGCAACTACGACGGGCTTAACCTGATCGCAGATGAGATCAACGCAGACGGCAGGTTCGACCTTGTCATCGTCGATGAGGCCAACGCATACAAGACCATGACCACCAAGCGGTGGAAGACGCTCAAGTCCATCATCAAGCCCGACACGTACCTGTGGATGATGACGGGGACACCCGCATCGCAGTCGCCTGCTGATGCGTACGGGCTGGCCAAGCTGGTCAACCCGCAGGGGGTGCCGCAGTTCCAAACAGCGTGGCGCGATCAGGTCATGTACAAGGTGACCATGTTCAAGTGGGCACCCAAGGCCACAGCCAAGGACGATGTGTTCAACGCGCTGCAGCCCGCGATCAGGTTCACCAAGGAGCAGTGCCTGGACCTGCCGCCGGTCATGACGATGGTGCGCGAGGTGCCGCTCACGCCGCAGCAGACCAAGTACTACAACTTGCTCAAAGATCAGATGCTGGCCCACGCCGCAGGAGAGACCATTACCGCTGTCAACGCCGCTGCTGGTGTGAGCAAGTTGCTGCAGATTTCGTGCGGCGCGGCCTACACAGACTCCAAGGAAGTTGTTGAGTTCGATGCTGCCCCGCGCCTGGGCGTGCTGGAGGAGATTTTGGAGGAGACGAATCGCAAGGTCATCGTCTTTGCGATGTTTCGCTCAACCATCGACGCCATCCACACGCACCTGACCAAAAAGGGTTTGAAGGCCGAGGTCATCCACGGCGGTGTGAGTGCAACCAAACGCGCCGACATCATCCAGCGCTTTCAAACGCAGCCCGACCCCCGGCTGCTTATCATGCAGCCGCAGGCAACTGCACACGGGATTACCCTGACTGCTGCTGACACCGTGGTGTTCTACGGCCCCTTGATGTCCGTGGAGCAGTACATACAATGCATCGCTCGGGCTGATCGCAAGGGCCAGAACAGCGACAAGGTCACCGTGGTGCACATCCAAGGCTCGCCCATCGAGCGCAAGATGTTCAAGGCACTGACGGCTCGCGTCACTGACAACGACATGCTCACTGCCATGTTTGAGGCCGAGATCAAAAGCTAGAATGGCAAAGCCCTGTGGCACGGGAATGCGCACAGGGCTTCTAATCAACACGAAAGGCGCTTCGTATGACTCGAAAAATTATATCGCTGCCGACACAGTCAGCGCTGCACACGCTACTTGACTACGACCCCAACAGCGGGTTATTTACGTGGCGCATTAGTAAGGGCACTGTACGCGCCGGGGACCGTGCAGGCTGGCTACATAAGTCTGGCTACGTGTACATCGGGTTGCATGGCAAGAGCTACAAAGCACACAGGCTTGCCTGGGCGTACGCTTACGGCGTTGATCCTGCGGGGCTGATCGACCACAAAGACAGGAACCCGTCAAACAACCGTCTTGCCAACTTACGCGTGGTATCAGACGGACAAAGTAACCAAAACAAACAGGTGTACAGAAACAACGCCAGTGGGCACAAAGGTGTGGGCTGGTACGCCCGCAGAAACATGTGGCGCGTGCGCATACAGCACGAGAACAGAGTAATCCTTGTTGGGTTTTTTAGCAGTGTGCAACAAGCAGTAACGGCACGCAAAGCCGCAGAAAAGCGCCTACACACCCACGCACCAAAGACATGAAAGGAGGCACTTGCAAAAGCCAAAAACCCGTGTAAACTGTCCAACGCTTGACAAAACAACAGGAGAAAGCACATGACGGAAACTGAAGATGAGGTGGTCCCAATCGACCTCCTCGTGAAGATACATACCAAGATCAAGTCGCGCATCGACGCGCTGACCAAAGAGTACGACACTGCGGTGGAGCAGCTCAAGGCTCAGCAAGACGAGGTGCGCTTTGCCATCAAAGACAAGATGAAGGCGCTCGGCCTGAAGTCTGTCAACACCTCCTACGGGACGGTCTCCCTCTCGACCAAGACGCGCTACAACACGCAGGACTGGGACTCGTTCAAGAAGTTCATTCTTGACCACCAAGTCGTTGACCTGCTGGAAAAGCGCATCGCCCAGTCGAACATGGCGACCTTTCTGGAAGAGAACCCAGGGGTCGTACCCCCAGGTCTGAACTCGCACACCGAGTTCGAAATTCGTGTAACCAAGTCCAAGTGAGTTAACCATGAGCAACATCACGCTTTTTAACGCATCCAATGTCCCCGCCTTCGCTCGCAACAACGAGCTGTCTGAAACTGCCAAAGCCCTGACGGGCGGCAGTGCTGGTGCCTCGACCAAGCGCATCTCCATCAAGGGCGGTGTGTTCCGCCTTGTCTCTGGTGGCAAGGAGATCGCATCCATTGATGACCGTCACCTCGATGTGGTTGTCGTCAAGGCAGCGCCCAAAGTCAGCCGCATCTTCTACGCAGGTGCGTACGACCCAGACAAGATCGCAGGCCCGGACTGCTGGAGCAATGACGGCGAGAAGCCCGACGCCTCCCTCAAGGAGCCGCAGAACAAGACCTGCATGGGCTGCCCCCAGAACGAAGCAGGGTCTGGCAACGGCAACAGCCGCGCCTGCCGCTTCCAACAGCGCTTGGCTGTGGTGCTGGCCAACAACCCCGACGGCGATGTGCTGCAGCTTACGCTGCCCGCGACCTCAATCTTCGGCAAGGAAGATGGCGACAAGCGCCCGCTGCAAGCCTATGCACGGTTCCTGGCTGCGCAGACGCCTCCGGTCAACCCCGAGCAGATCGTCACCCGCATGAAGTTCGACACCAAGGCCGAGAGCCCCAAGCTGTTCTTCACGCCCGTGCGCTGGCTGGAGGACGCCGAGTACGACGTTGTTACCCGGCAGGCTGAGAGCGACGATGCCAAGCGGGCAGTGGTTATGACCGTTGCCCAGGCCGATGGCGTCAAGCCCAAGGCAGCGCCGATGGATATCCCCGGCAAGCCGACGCAGGCCAAGGCCGCGCCCAAGGTCGAGCCTGAAGCCGAGGAAGAGGAAGCCCCAGCACCGAAGGCCAAGGCTCCCAAGACCAAGCCAGCGGCAGCCGAGGACGACGAGCCAGAAGTGCGCAAGGCTCCTTCTAAGGAGACTGCGGTACCCGCCAAGAAGTCCAAGCTCGCTGACATCGTCAGCGACTGGGACGACGAGTAAGGAGTTCGGGGGGAAAGCGGATGCTGCGGCGGGTCGGCCAGACCGCAAGGATGCTCACTTAGCTGGATAAAGAAGCAGCCGTATAGCCAGCTATAGCCGCAGACGCAGCGAGTACCCCCACCCAATACAACAATGTCCTACTCTCAAAAAACAATCGACGCTGTTCTATCAGCGCCCAAGACCCCAGGCAATCAGCTTGGGCGATGGGCTGTCCACCTCGACTTTCCAGTGACCAAGATTGCGCAAGCCCTTGGCGTCACCCGGCAGACCGTATATAATTGGTTCATGGGTAAAGACGTTTTCGTTGCGTATCAAAATCGCGTGGAGCTGCTACTAATAATCATGAAGTCCTCACGCACAGCCGATGAGGCATGGAGAAGAATATGTCACGAGTACAACTTGCCAACATGACCAATGAGGAACTCCTGCGCCATGCGTACATGGAGAAGAACGACGAGCTTGTGCAGGAGCTGTGCATGCGCATTGCCCAACTGATCGACGAGAACGCCGAACTCAAAGCCCAACTGACACACTAACCCCCAGCGCCAAGGAGCCTTATGACACCGCTTGAGTTTCTAGCGGAGGTTCTGCCGTCGCCGGGTAATGGGTATTACTGCGCGGCAGAGCTTACAAACAAGAAAGAACACGTTTTCGGGGAGACGCTGGAAGAGATCATGCCCACGGTTGAGAAGTGGGCCAAGAAGGGTTACGACACATATTTCGCGCTGGCCACGTTCGGCACCAACAAAGACCGCACCAAGGACAACATGCACGCCAGCCAAGTGCTGGCCGTTGATCTGGACTGCAACCACACCAAAGACATCCCCGACGCCGATGGCGTCATCAAACCGAAGTCGTACCCCAGCGCCAAGGCTGCGGCGGCTGCACTGCAAAAGTTCTGTGAGGACACAGGGCTGTCTGGCCTGGGTGACCCCTGGCTTGTGCACTCAGGCGGCGGCATACACGCGTACTGGCCGCTCAATGAGATGCTGTTCAAGGAGGACTGGTTCCCCCTGGCCAAGCGGTTCAAGGAGCTGTGCCACAAGCACGAGCTGAAGATCGACAACGCTGTGACCGGCGATGCGTCCAGGGTCTTGCGCGTGTTCGACACGATCAATACCGGGGTCAAGAACGGCAAGCGCGTACGTGAGGTCACCAAGGTGCGCTTCATCTCTAAGGGCAACCGCTTTGCCGTGGACGACCTCGATGCTATCTTGACGGCTGAAGGCTTTGGCAAAGACGTAGTAGTCCAGAGGACTACCTCCCTTGCCCTGCCGGGGCAGAGACCAACCAGTGTCTCTTCTCTTTCGCCCACTGCGCAGGCCATCATCGGCAACAGCATCACGCGCTTCAAAAAAATCCTGCTCAAGACCAAGGACGGCACCGGCTGCGGTCAGATTGCGCACTACATCGAGAACGCGTCCGAGGACGGCATGGAGCCGCTGTGGCGTGGGCTGCTGAGCTGGACCAAGGTCTGCATAGACGGCGACAAGGCTGGCATCTGGCTGAGCGACATGCACCCGTACGATCACGACCGGATGTACAGGAAGCTGCACGAGATCAAAGGGCCGTACTCGTGCGAGGCCATGAACGATGCCAACCCCGGCGTGTGTACCAAGTGCCCGCACAGGGGCAAGATCACCAACCCACTGGGCTGGGGCCGCGAGATCAACGCGGTGACTGAGGCCGTCGAGCTTGAGGTGCCTGTAGAAGATGCACCACCGCAGAAGATTTACCGCCCAGAGCCACCTCGGGGCTACGCGTTTGGCCGGTACGGCGGCGTGTTCATCGAGAAGGAAGAGGAAGACGGTGATGGCAACACTATCAAGCGCCAGCACATGCTACTGCCCTACGACCTGTTCCCCGTGGACATTCTGAACAACAACGGCACCCACGAGGTGCACCTGCTGGCTGTGCGCAAAGACCAGATTCAAGAAGTCCTTCTGCCGCAAAAAAGCATGGCCGCCAGAGACGATGCGCTCAAGCATCTGGCCACCCAGAACATCCTGGCCGCGTTCGGCTCGGGCAATGACAAGAACCTGTACGAGTACGTACGCGCAAGCGTTGAGAAAATGAGCACCGAAAAATCCCCTATCCGCATCCCATCGGCGTACGGCTGGCAAGACGACGACAGCTTTGTCTTCAACAGCTCCATCTACAAGGCCGGTGCCGAGCCCATCTTTGTGCCTATGGCGGGGCTGGAGAACATCGTCAACAACACCAAGCCTGCTGGGACGCTGGAGGCGTGGCAGTCGGTCATCAACATGATGGTGCGCCGCAAGCTGTGGAAGCACCTGACGATCTTCCTGGCAGGCGTGGCATCGCCCCTCATGCGCTTTACGGGCCTCTTCGGTCTCACCGTCCACTGCGCCTCGGCTGAGTCGGGTACTGGCAAGTCCTTGGCGCTCGATACCGCCGCCTCTGTCTGGGGCCACCCGATCCACTACCGCACAGGCTCTGGCACATCTGCCGTGGCCATGCAGCAGCGCCTGGGGCACCTGCGCAGCTTGCCGCTTGTCACCGACGAGATCACCACCAACAACCGCAACGACTTTGAGTGGTTCCCTGCCTTCCTCTTCAGTATGTCCGAGGGTCGCGGCAAAGAGAGGATGGAGTCGGGCACCAACCGCGAGCGGTTGAACCTGTCGATCTGGGCAGCCCTGGCGCTGATGTCATCGAACCGGCCAGCGGTGGACTACCTGACAAGCGTGCGCCAGCACTCATCTGAGGGCGAGCTGCGCCGCCTGATCGAGATGTCGATGGACGAGAAGCTGGACTGGGATGCGCAGGAGATCGAGATCATCAAGTCCTTGCAGGGCAACTACGGCTTGGCAGGCGATGTGCTGGCGCGGTACTTTGTGAACAACGTGGACTACCTCAAGAAGCTCGTGCCGCAGACCGTGGCGCAGATGTACAAGGAGTTCAACGCCCCCAACGATGAGCGCTTTTGGATGGCGGGGGCCGGGATCATCGTTGCCGCTGGCATCCTGTGCAATAGCCAGCACACGGGGCTGGCCGAGATTCCCATGCAGGAGATCATCAACGTGCTCAGAGACACATTTGAGAGCCAGCGCCAAAGCATCGCCAGTGGCAAGCGCACCGCCGAGGATGTGCTCAACGCCTACATTCAGGAGTTCCAGGGCAAGTTCGTGGTGGTCAAGTTTGGCGAGAAGGCTGGCGTGTCGGCTGTGTTTAGCGACGGCTCTATCGTCGGCAAGAACACCACGCGCTCGGAGGTTATGGGCCGGGTCGAGCACGGCGTCGGTGGTGGCGGTGTGGACTTCTACATCGAAGAGCGATTGCTGCGGTCGTACTGCTCGGCCATGAGCTTTAGCTACAACACCTTCCGCGAGCAGATATCCAAGCTGTTCATCACCAACTTCATGCAGCGCAAGGACATGATGGCCAAGACGGACGGGCCGCCCATGCGGGTCAATACCGTCAAGATCACCAGACGCGCAGACGACATAGAAGATGCCATCCTACAGCCGCTTGTTCCCGTGGCGGTCGGTTGACCGCAAGCACGGGTTCTTCATCCCGTGCTTGAACACAGAAGAAGTGCGGCAAGCAGGGCTCAAGGAAGCCCTGCGCTGCCGTGTCTTCGACGCTCAAGCCAGCGTCCGCATCAAGGACGGCAAAATTGGCGTGTGGTTCTACCGCGCTACATCAAAAGGGGGATGACAGCTTGACCGTCTTGTCGGCGGTCTCGCGCATCGTCTGAGAGATGGCCGTCTTGAGTTTGCGCAGCTCGTCAAGCTGCTTGCGCTTTTGCTCTGGGGTTAGGCTGGACGCCGCAATCGCTCGCTCGGCCTGGGTAAGCTTGTTCATGTTCTGCTTGAACACATCGGCAATCTCGGCCTCCATGATCTCGTTGCCCCGGCGCTGGAGCAGCTCCTTGGCTTCGGCTGACCGGCCCTCTTCAACCATTTTCTTGTAGCTGTTGCGCACCTTGATGTCTTCGTTAAAGCGCTCGTACACAGCGTTGGTTATGCCCCCAGCATCGTTGGGCTGGAACGCACCGCCAATGATTGGGTAGTCCGACAGCCGCTTGACCGCAGCTTCAGGAGACTCCGACTTGGGAGCGCCCAAGCTCAGTGCGTGAAGGAACGCCAAACCCATCGTGCCGGTGTAACCGCGCACCAAGTTCTCCATGACGATGGGGGATATGCCCATCGCCTTGCCCACCACCTTGGAGATCTCAGCAGTGTTGGCGCGGAACTGATCTTCAGGCAGCAGCTCCTTTTCTCGTGCAGACAGAATGTCGCGCCCGGTGTAGAACGATTTGCCCAGGCCAGCCTCAATGGCGGGCTTCATGATCTGCGGGATGCCATAGCTAGAACCACCGGGGATGGTTTGCAGCAAGATTTGCTTGAACGCCTTGACCGCATCCTCGCCACCTTGCTTACTGGTCATGCTGTTATACAGCGCCTCGGGCAACGCCTTGAAGATGTAGCCGATCTCAAAGGGAATCGGCACACGAATTGGCTGGTCAATACCCGGTATGCGCACAAACCAGTTGGCATATTTCTGGTCAGGAGGCGCGTTCTGGTACGCCTCGTCGTCTTCCATCAGCGCGGCGTAGAGCAGCGATGCCGCCGCCATCATGCCGCCACGCATCAAGAGTTTTTGCTGAATCTTGAGCTTGTCGTTGAACGGCATCTTGCCGCTCATCGCCTTGTACAGCACGTTCAAGCCTTGTATCTGGGCGTTGAAGAACGGGATCAGTGCGTTGGCTACGTGGATGCTGGGGCTGGCACCGCGCTTGTTGAAGTTCATGGACTCCAGCGCCATGAGCGTGGCTTCCATCTCCGACATGCCCTGTTCGATGTAGCTGTTGTACTGCGCCCGGCGCGTCAGAGCGTCAGCCTTCATACCGATAGCCTCGGCCTTGCTCAGTGCCGACATCCAGCCCGGCTTGCCATCCGATATGTCACGCAAAATCTTGGTGATGTCGTCGGCGCTGCCGGTCATGTACTGCCCGCCAGTAACGCCGCGTGTCTCCAGCGCCTTGCCAGACTCTTTGCCAATCTGACGCAGCGCCCCCATGACGGGTGTAAAGTTGGCACCGGAGGTGATCGGAGCGGCCAGTGAGTCGCGGAACAACTGCTTGGCCATGTACAGGGGGCTGAGCGTCACGGCCTTGCGCAGAAGCTGCGCAGGCATCGCCATAGCGCGGAACAGGAACGGCATCTGCGTGGGGATACCCTCCATGCCCTTGACCAAGATGTCGGCAGGCACACCCGTCTCAAACGTCTTGCCGCCAATGGTGACCTTCTCTGACGAGATCACAGCGTAGCGGTCCTGGCCGTCCACCTTGAACTGCACCACATCCCGGCCAGCCGGTTTGCCAGCCACGATCTTGGCAGCGCCCAGGTTAACCAGCTCAAACACAGCGTTCTTGGTCGCCAGATTGCGCAGCGCCATATCCACCAGCATGTTTGTGTTCTGCACCGAGCTGGTCATGAAGTCCAAGATCGGCTGGTCGCCGCCAACAAGCTCTTGCAGGTACGGCTGCTCGGCAATGCTGCCGATACGCATGGGCGCTTCACCGCCAATGAGCAGATCCACGACACCGTTTTGCGCACGGTAGAACGGGATATAGTCCTCGGTGCGAGTTAGCGCTGCTTCCGTCTCTTTGGAGATAGCGCCCGTGGCAGCCACCATTGCAATCTGGTCGCGGTTGTAGGCGTTGTACTCGCGGCGTGCCTTCTCAAACACATCCTTAAGCTTGTCGTTGCCGTTGACCATCCGCATAGTGCGGTCCAGCATCTCTTGCGTAACACTGCCGCCAAAGTTGAGTTTGGCCAGCCCCACACGGTCGGCACGCAGCGCGGCAAGGTAGGTCGTAAAGGCTTGGTTCACAGCCTCGGCGTTACCGATGAAGGGCTGTGCGCCGCGCAGCACTTCCACCACGTTTGCAATATTGGCCCCCTCTTTGCTCTCGATGAGGTACTCGGTCTTGCCGTCAGGGCGTGTCTTTTCAGCCAGCCGCAGTGCGCCGTTGCTGACAGCCTGCGAGACAAAGTTCATGCGCTGGTCGTACATGCGCAGGTAGTACATCATCTGGGTGCCCATCTGCTCTGGCATGTACTTGCGCAACCGCTCAAACGCAGCAAAGCGATCCACAAGCTGGGTCTCAAAGGCCAGCCCGGTAGCGTTAGCCTTGATTCCGTCACCCCAGGTGCGCTGCTGCGCCACAACTTTGCCAATGTCCTCCCCGGCACTGGCCCACTCAGGCGAAGCGTACTTCGGCTCTCGCAATATCAGCGGAGAAATATCAGAGTCACCCGCAGCAAGTTCAGCAATGTTGGGCGTCTTGTACACCTGCTGAACCGTAGTGTTGAGCACTTCCTCCGTCAGCGCCACAGCTTCTGCAAAAGCAGATTGTGCAGCTTGGCCGGGCATATCAAAGTACTTGACCAGAGCTTGTACAAAACGCGTAAGAATGCTTGTGCGCGGTTTGCCAGACGGAATGACCGACAACATCTTTTGAAAACCGCGATCCGCAAACAGCTCCGCCAAGAACTCTTTGTTGTTGGTAAGCCCGTAGATGGATTGGCGGTTTTTAGCCTGCAACTCCATTGAGTGTTTGCGGAAATATGCTCGCCCATCTGCGGTTTCCAGCCACGCTTGCACGCGTTCGCGCAAATCGGTTACCCGCGCATCAAGTTCTTTGTCCACCATCAAGCCGCGTACCGTTGCGGCATGCACAAGCTCGTGCAGCAAAGTCTTGTTGGCTCCAGCACGTACGGAAGGCGCTACAGTCAAAATGGTGTTAATGCGATTTGCAAAAATGCCTGCCGCCAGCTTGCCGTCAGACATGGTCAACGGCCCATCTGCTGCGTATACAACTCCTTGCTGATCGGCGGGGGCTTGTTCAAAAACAACGGCCAACCTTTCAAACAGTTGCCGCACCATTGGCGAAGTAGTCTTCTTTGCACCGTAACGAGCAGCCTGCGCAAACGTCATGCCGTTAAATTCCGCACTCTCATCAAGGCCAGTTTTGTACTGCCGAGCAAGCGCGGCACCGGAAGTTGATGGGGCGGCTGCTTTTGCAAGCGTCTTTCTTGGCGCAAGCGGTGCTGCACGTACTGCGCTCTTTTCTGCACGCAGTTGCTCCTGCGTCTTAACTTTGGTGAAATCCAAGTTTTTAAGCGCACTAAGCCTGTTTTGAACGGACTGCAACATTTCTGTAGTGCTTTTACGCTCAGCCGTTGTGCGGCGCGGGTCTTGCAGGTATCTTTCTGAAGATTGCACGAAGCCTTGTTCTTCCTTAGCCACCTCGTCTGCCGCAGCTTGCAGATTTTTTAAAGATGGCTCTTTACCTTCCAGTCTCCGAGAAATTGCAAACAGCGCACTGCTAATCTCATCGTCAGCCAAGCTGTACCAAGCTTCGCCGTTGTAGTACAGATCGACGTTTTCGGTTTTGCCTTTCATGGCACTGGGAGAAACATCTTCATCCCCAAACCGAGCAGCAGTTCTGCCCTCAAAAAGCCCGCCAAGATCATCTGATGACACAAACGCATCGGGGTCCAACAATCCCCGCGACCTTCCGGGCGCTCTGCCTTCTCGCTCAGAGGCCAGCGCCTCTGATGCCGCTTCAAGCGTCTTGCGGTAGCCTGTGCGGAACCCTTTTGCTGCCGCTTGCTTGGCGGTGGTGGGTACCGTAGCTGGCTTGGGCTCTCGTACAGGACGGCCTTCTTTGAGCGCCTCAATCCGTGCTTCCTCAATCTGCAATTTTTGCAGCGCGTCAAGCTTGAGGGTGTACTGCGCTTTGAGGTTGCGAGAGATGCCCTCTTGCGCCAACAGTTCTGCCAGTTGCGCCGTATCCATCGGGCCGTCGTAGCGAGCCGCGTCCAGCGACAACTCAACAATCCGGTTCTCAGACTCGTCGATCTGCGCTTGTTTGATGGCGTCGCGCTGCGCTTTCTCTTGTGCCCGCTGATGTTCACGCGCAACTTCGTCAAGCTCTTTTTCTCTTGCAACCTGTTCTGGCGTCTTGATGGACTCAATACGGCCCTCGACACGCTTGACGCCGCCCAGGTCTCTGAGCTTGTTCATGCGTTCGTACAGCGGGGTCTCCTGCTTCTTCATGGAAGCGAGCTGCTTTTCAAACGCAGCCTGCATGGCCTCGGCGTTGGCAGTCTGTGCTTTGGCAGCTTTAAGCTCAGCCTCGGCTTGGGACGCGGCAAAGGGATACGCGCCGGGTTTGTCCAACACGTTGTCGCCTTTGAGCGCGGCCAACCGCTTCTCCGCATCAACAGCAAGCTTGCGGTGATACTGCACATTTTTGCTCAGCATAGCCTGGGCTGCAAGCTGTGCGCCGCTCAAAGACTCCAAACGCGCTTCAAACAGATCGGCCAGTTGTGCAGACTCGCGCTCAATCCGTTTTTCAAGATCGTTGATGATGCCCAGCTTTTCTTCGTAGCGAAGCAGCTCGTATGTGGCAAGCTGCGTGCGGTCTTGCAGCCGTCCCGGCACCGCCAGTATCTTGTCAAAGTTGCTTTTGTACTTTTCCAAATCTTTCTTTGCGGCAGCCAGGTCTTTTTCCGCCTTGGAAAGCGCTTGCTCTGTACGCTCAATCTCCGGGTCCAGCACCTCTTGCAGCGCGGTCTCGATCTCAACTCGGGCCACATCCATTGCTTGCTTGGCCGTTGCTGCAAACTTGTCTCTACGTTGACGAGCCTTGTCGCTGGCAGCAGCCAGTTGCTTTTGCGCAGGCGTCAGAATCGGACTGCCTTTCATAGCTTCGCGCAGCGCGTCAATGGTGCGCTGCAACGGAGTGATGCGCTCTTGCAATGCTTTGGCAGCTTCCCGGGTCTGCTTGTTGGCGTCCAGCATGAACTTGGTCAGGCTGTTATCCGCAGCGTCAAGCGTACCTTGCTCCGCCAACAAAGTCAGTGCCTGCTTAAGCTTGGCATCGTACTCAGGACGCGCTTTTTCCCGGAAATTACGCAACACCTCATCAACTCGCATCTGCTCCTGCGGGGTAAGCTTTTGCCGCTGCGTGTATCGGTTGATTAGCGCCCGGTCCTCTGGGGTGTTCGCAATGTCAGGAAACTCTACAAACGAGCGTGCAATCTCGGCGTTGGACCATTGGGTTTGGTCTTTCCAAAAAAATTCCGTGCGCTCTGTAAGCTTTTCAATGTCTTCTTCAAGCCGCTTAACAGCCGCCATGCGAGCTTGGCCAATTCGTTTGCTTTTTTCCTGCTTGCTTTTCAAACGCGCTGCCAACTCCCGTGCTTTGGCCAAAGCAGCCCACACAGGTTTAATGCGCGGAGAGCTGGCAAAGTTCTTCGGGCTCATGCGAATGTAGCCAAGGTCCTCCTGCGTTTCAGGAAACAACTGCTTCTGGCCAGCAACGCGTTGCTCTTCCGCAGTGGGTTGGCTTGCCTGCAGCGCGTCTTCCAGCGCCTGCACATCGACTTGCTTTACCTGCAACTTGTTGTTGATGGCGTCCACCAACGCCTCAGTCTTGTCCAGAACGTCGCGTGTAGCTTTGCCGGAATCAAGAACATCCGCAGCCTTGTTCAGCGCGTTGCGGGCGGCTGGGCGCATAGGGCCCATCTTTGCCATCTTGTTGCGCACAAACTCAGTACGGCGACGCAGCTCTCCACCCAGCGTCTCAGCGGTTTCTCCGCTAGCCTCGGCAACTTTGGCTGCTTCCGTTTCTGGGTATTGCCGCTTGAGAAACTCACCCTCAACGCGTGTGCCTTTGGGTTCTGGCACGGTAAACAAGTCGCGCCGTACAGCGTTGAGCCGCTCTTTAAAGTGCCGTATTTCTGCGGGGCTGATGCCGCGCTGTCCCGGCTCCACAAGACGGCGCTCAGTAACAGCGGGTTTGACAATCTTGGTGCCGCGCATCTGCGCAGGCTGCACGATGACTTCTTCGTACTCCGGGCGTTGGGGTTCGGTCTTTGCCCGATCCGTCCAAGTGTTGATGGTGTCGAACAGCTTTGAGGCGGCTTTGACCGCTTCATCTTGGGTCAACGCAGGCTTGCCCTCGGCACGGCGGTGCAGCGCAGCTTCTTGCAACGACGAAGAAATAAACTGCGCCCGTGCTTCAGCAATTTTGTTTTGCGTACCCTCAATGGTGTTGGCGGCAAGCTTGGCGTCGCGCCCTTGCAAAGTCAGACCTGTGCGCAGGTTATCCGTCAAATCTGCAATCTTTGCAGCAGCCTCGTTTTGCTGGTTGCGCAGGCGAACAAACTCTTTGGTGTACTCGTCACCAAACTGGCCAAGGCGATTTAACTCAGAGACGCTGGCAACAAGCTTCTGTTCTGCTTCCGCCTGAGCTTGCGGGTTGCTCGTAAGCTTTGCTGCGCCCACATCCGCAGCATCGGCCTGCTGCATCAAATCTTCAACACGCTGGCGTAGTTTGGGTGCGTCGGAGACAGGCGTAACTTCGGGCTTAACCGCCACAACCGGCGGCTGATTGAAGGCTTGCTCAAAGATGGGGTCAAGGTACTCAAACGTCGGCTCGATGTACCCCTGGCCTTCTTCAACTTTTTGCTGGTAAAACTCGCCCAGGTCTTGCGCAGTAGTGTCAGGCGTCTCTACCTTGGGTGCTTGTGCCTTTATGTCTGCTGTACGCTGCGCCATTTCGTCGCGCACACCTGCCGCACGCTTCTTTTCAATGTCCTTCAGTTGTAGGTTTATACCGGACAGCAGCGCGTTATTCTCAGCCTTTGTCAACGAGGGTAGTTTGATACGCTCTTCGACCACTTGTGCCGCCATCTCCGGGTTTTGCATCAGGTACTCAACGTAGTCTGACACTTCCGGTTTGGTGTAGATGTCTTTCTGTACCAGTGCCGCAGTCTGCGCCGCATACTGTTCAGCAGGAGAGAGCGGTGCTTCCTGTACTTTGGGCGCAGCAGTAGCAGGCGCACCCTGGGTGTACATATTGAACAGCTCGTCCGTTGCCGATGGCGGTGTCGGTGCTGCTGGCGGGGCGGCAAGTCCTGGGGCAAGCCCGAGCTGCTCCATTTGATACTCTTGGGGCGTCATTGCATCGACGCGGCGCTGCTCTCTGAGCTGCTGGGCTATAGGCACCGCCTTCTTGTACTCGGCGCTGTCGCGGTACAGGCTCCTGCCCAGGTTATTCTTTTCCTTCTTGATCTCGGTGTACTCGGCCTGCTGCAGCGGCGTGGCATCCTTGCCGGGCTTATCCATGTCTTTGAGTTCTTGGAACCGGGCCTGCCGAGCCTCGTAGTCCTCAACAAACGCAAGCCGCCCCTCGGGAGAGGTCAGCGCTTCTTCGCGCTGCTTGGCGTCGGCCTCGCGCTGCTGCATCGCCGCAGCAAGGGTGTCGGCCTCTTCCTTTTTGGCTTGACGGCCACGCTCAACGTAGCGACCGGCAGGGGACAGCACGCCGCCCAGCACCGCGCCCCCAATCAGGCTCTCAAGGTATTCGTCCCGAGCCTTCTCGTCGGTCAACGACAGACTGGCTTGCAAACGCTCAAGCGCCTGCTGCCCGACCTCGGTCAAACCCTCAGTGCCCATTGCCTTGCCGGTGGCAACCGCGTAGTCCTTGGCAACTTCTTTGACGCTCTGCTGGGCAATTGCCTGGGCAACGTCTTTGGAAATTTCCTTGCCTGCTTGGCCAAAAATACTGCGAATCCCGGGCAGCATCTTGAGGCTGAGCGCATCGAGCGCGGCCTGCGGCACAGCGGCGAGCGCGGCAGACGTAATGTCGGTCTCACCGAGCGCCTTGCCCTCGCCCATCTGCCGGGATAGGTTGGAGCCCGTGAACTGCGCCGCTGACGCTGCGCCTGCTGCCCCCAGTGCAAGAGCACCTGCCGGTGCAAGGGCACCAGCGGCGATGGGCGCGGCCATGTAGGGAAAGGAGCCGCCAAGCAGCTCCAGGGTTTTAGTAACCGGCGCTTCGCCAAACGTGGCGGTGGGCTTGAACGTACGCTTTTGGTAGTCCGCCTGCTCTTGGATGTATTTTTCTGCCGCAGCCTGATCCATGATGCCGGTACGACCGGCCAGCGCCGCTACGTCAGACTTGAGCGAGGAGATGCCAGACTTGAGTGCTGGCACAAACCCAGACTCGGGCGCTTCTGTGGGCGCTGCTTGCCCGAACCCAAAGGCTTCTGGGTACTGCTGCAAAGCTTTGGACAGCGCTTGCTCTCGCGTTTCGCCCTGTCGAATTTCAAACTGACTTCCGTTGGGGAGCGTGAGGTACTGTGCCATAGCTGCAAATTGTGTCGGCTTAGAAAAGAGTCACCGTCCGGGCCGAATCCAGACGGTGCCTTGAGTATATAAGGGTCAGTCTTTCCTTGGAAGTACCGGCCCCGGTGCCGCGCCTGCGCCCGGTGCTGCGCTTGCAGCGCCCAGCGAAGACAGCACACCCTTGGTGCGCAAGAACGCTTGCAATGCTGCGCTCTCGTCTGTGAGGTACTTCGGGTTGGCCTTCACAAACTCATTGAACTCATCCATGATCTTGTTTTGGCCCTGCCCTTTGCCGTAGATAGCCTGCAACTTGGGCTCGTTGGCAACGGCTCTGAGCAACCCGAGTTGTGCGCCTGCCGTGATCTGGGTGCGCTTGGTTGCTTCGCCCTGCTCAAAGGCCGACCGCCTGGTTGCTTCGCCCTGCTCAAACTGCGACAGTCCGACCTTGACTTGCTGCTCCACCAGCTTAAGCGCTTCTTCGCGCTTGAGGCCATACATCTGCATGTTGGCTTTTACCAAGTCTTCGCGGGCACCAATGCTGGTGTCTTTCACCGCGTTGCGGGCCTTGAACAACTCCCGAGCAGACAGCTCGCCGCGCTGTGCTTCAATCTCTTCCAGACGGTCACGCGCATCGGATAGCTTGTCTTTGGCCGCTTGCAGCTTATCAAGTCCCGCAGCGTACTGCTCTGTGCCCACCCTGACGCCCCTGCCCAGCGCTGTACCAAACCCGCCCGGCGTGGTCATCATGGCTGCGCCTGCTTGCAGCAGCGCCAAGCCCATACCTTGGTCTTTGAGTTTGCTCAGCTCGGCTTCCTTGGTGTCCAGCCGCTCTTTGCGCCCTTTGTATATGTCGGAGAACTGTTTCTGGATGGCTTCCAGTCCAGTAACTTCCGCTTCTTTGGCTGCAACGCGCTCCTGCCCAATACCCTTAAGCTCGGATTCGTACGGGTGCTTGGCTGCTGCAGCGCCCTGAAGCGCGGTGGACATTATCTTGGAAACGTCCAAGTTGGGTGCAGCCGCAGTCAGCCCGGCAGCAGGCGCTGCGCCGGGGCCAGGACCTCCAAGAAACTCGGGGCCACCAGCAAGGGTACGTTGGCGTGGGTCTCCAGCATCGGGTTTGGGCGCGGCAGGGGGAGGTGCAGCGACAGGTTGCTGGCGCAGCGCCATATCGCCAGGACTCAAACGACCAATTGCATCCGGCGTTGCTGCGCCTTCCTGCTTCATTCTTTTTGCAGTTTCGGGTGCGGCAGTTTCAAGAAACTTAATACGCGCTGCGCGTTCCGCAGCTTTTCTACGCGCAAGAATTTCTTCGATGCGAGCTTGGTCGTAAGCCGTAGCTTCTGGCCCCAAGCCAAAAAGTCCGCTGGGATCAACCATACCGTGCGAGTACCCTTGCACCAACCCCTGACTCTGATACCTCGGCACATCACCGCCAGAGCCAAACGCAACGATGCCGCCATCGGCAAAGTTCATATCGCCTGCTGGGAGCTGGCCGATACCTACGTTCTCGGGCATGGGGGAGGCCATGCCTTGTATCTCTTGGTCAACAACTTTGGGCTGCTCAGGGGCGTCCATCTGCGCACCACTGCGCATCTGCTTGCGGCGGTTGGACTCGGACAGCGCCAAGGCCATGATGTACGGGTCGCTCTTGTGCATCTGCGCATACTGCTGCAACGCCTGATCAGGCATCCGTGCAAGCTGCGAGGTGATTTGGTTGACGTTAATCATCTCAAGCCCCCATCTTCATCAGTGCCAGCTCGTTCAAGCCTGCGCGTGTCTTTTCTTTGTCCTTGATTGCGCCGCCTTTTTTGCGGTTGGCCAGCCCGTATGCGCCCGCGCCTGCAACACCCAGACCTGCAAGCTGCGAAGCGACGCTGGGCTGCTGGGCGTACATTGTATTGACCGTACCCATCGGCGTGCCGCGCAAGATGTTCGACATGAACTCCAACTGCTGGTACGGGTAGCGCTGCTCATTAAGGAAGTCTTGGTACCGTTGTGACAGGCGTTGCTGCTCCAGCGCTTGCTGCTGCGCACCAAACTGGTTTTGCAGACCGTAGATGTCTTTTTGCTGCCCGAACTGCTGCTGTCCAAGTTGCCCCAATTGTCCTGCGCCTTGAAGGGCAGTGCCTAAACCCTGTAGCCCGTAACCAGCGCCGTACTGGCGAGACTGCTCACCAAGCTGCTGACCTGCCAGACCGTACTGGGCGCGTGCCTGCGCGGCAGTCATTGCCTGTCCCGCACCAAATTGACGCGACGCTTCACGCTGAGCCTGTGCCTGCTGGAACGCCTGCTGGTTGGCAAGCTGTGCTTGCAGGTTTTGCCCCGCGCCTAGCTGCTGAATGCCAAGCTGAGCTGCCAAGTTTTGCTGTCCGGTGGTGAGTCCGGCTTGTTGGTTGGCCAGCGCCGCCTGCATGGCTTGGCCAGCGGTAAGACCCTGGGTCTGAAGCTGTGCGGCTTGGTTCTGTACGTTGGCCTGCTGTTCTGCGCTGAGATTGGCCAGCGATGTTTGCAGCCCAGTCTGTGTACCGAGCTGCTGCGCTTGTTGTTGCGAGGCCAAGTTTTGTTGGCCAACAGTGAGCCCTGCCTGCTGATTGGCAAGCGCCGCCTGCATAGCCTGACCTGCACTGAGGCCCTGTGTTTGCAGTTGTGCGGCTTGGTTTTGTACCGCTGCTTGCTGCTGATTGTTCAGGTTGGCAAAAGCGGTTTGTAACCCTGCCTGCGTCCCAAGCTGCTGAACACCCAATTGAGCGGCAAGGTTTTGCTGACCTGTAGTGAGCCCCGCTTGTTGGTTAGCCAACGCAGCTTGCATTGCTTGGTTTGCGGACAAACCTTGTGCTTGCATTTGCGCAGCTTGGTTTTGAACATTGGCTTGTTGCTCAGAACTTAGGTTAGCCAGCGCGGTTTGGACGCCCGTCTGTGCGCCAAGTTGCTGTATGCCAAGTTGTGCGGCAAGGTTTTGACCGCCGACAGTAAGACCCGCAGCTTGATTTGCCTGCTGCGCAGCCAGCTCTCTTTGCTGCTGCGTATTGAACTGCTGCTGCGCGTTTTGGAACGCGGCTTGGCTACCAGTAGCTTGGATGTTGCCCAGTTGAGTAGCCAGATTGCGCTGACGTTCTGCCTCAAGCAGACCTGCACGGGAGCCACCAAACGCACCTTGCTTAACAGCCTGCCCAGCTTCTTGCGTACCAGCAATATCCGACTGGCGCTGCGCTTCACGCTGCTGAACACCGACCACCTGCTGCATGTAGGGGTCCATGTACTTGGCAACATTGCCGCCCGTGTAGTCTTGCGTGCCAACTTGCTGTGCTGGCCCCATCTGGTACTGTTGCAAGTCTGGGCGGTACCCAGTTTGGGCGGCGTCCATTGTGTATGCGCCATACTGACCACCAGCTACGCGCTCGGCAGGGCCCATCTGGTACTGCTGCAAGTCGGGCCGATACCCAGTCTGCGCAGCTTGCATTTCAGGCGTGTTGTACTGCCCGCCCTGCACACGCTCGGCAGGGCCCATTTGAAACGCCTGGATATCTGGGCGGTATCCGGTCTGCGCCGTGTCCATCATAGGGGCGTTGTACTGCCCGCCCTGCACACGCTCGGCAGGGCCCATCTGGTACTGTTGCAGCTCAGGCGCTTCTGCCGACATCATGCCAAACTGCCCGGGCTGGTACTGCCCCGGAGCGCGGAACTGATTGCCAAAATAGCCCGGCTGGTACTGCGTATTGAGGCCGCGCATGGCAGCGGATTCTGCAATATTGGACGCCATCCCGGTCTGCCCAGGAACTTGCATCTGGCCAACACCTTCGTAAGCCCGCTGTTGCAGCGGATCAAACCCTTGAATACGCTCACCGCCAGTGTAGGTGGGGAACTTATTAACGTCGGTCAGCGCCTGCGTCTTTGCCAGCGTCTGCTGCGCATACGGCTTGGCCCACTCAGGCAGGTCCGAGATGTTGGTCTGCTGCGCAGGAGCGCCGCCGCCGCTATCACCCCCACCCATGCGTAGGATGTACCAATCGGGGTTAAACAGCCATTTAAAAACATTAAACATCTAAGTGCTCCTCGCGGTAAGCATCAAACCGCTCATGGAAAATAGCTTTCCACATCTCTGGTAAATGTAGCTTAGCTTGTTCAGCGCTCACACAGACATGTATTGCATACGCAATGATGTTGCCTGCGGCGTAGCGCAGCCCGTGTGCGATCTCGATACCGTGCGCATCTTTGCTTCGCTCATAGGCATTGGCCGTCTGGAACGACGACACGACAACAAGCCACATGGGCAAAATATCATTTTGGATGCTGCGGTAAAAAGGGTTTGCAGGCAAGTACACAAGCGCGGTTAAAAAGGCTTGGTTGATGGCGTCTTCCGGTACGTCCTTGTCTTTGTCGACCAAATCGTCCCAAGTGTGTGCAAGAAAAATAAACGCCCGATACATGTTCAGGGCGTCTTGGTTCCCTCCAAACCACTCAAGCTTGCCTTCTTGGATGTTCATGCTGGCAGGTATTTGTCAGCGCGGGAGTTAGCCGCCACTTTGTTCTTGCCGGTGGTTTTGCCGCGAGCGCTTTGGATGCGGTCCATCATGGTGTAAAGCTTACGCGCACCGGCATCGGTTGAGCCGTTGCCCAACTCAGAGACAATGCGAGCGGGCACCACAAACTCACCATCGGCAAGGCGTGCGGGCTGCTTGTTGCCGATCATGGCGGGGATGCTATCAGAGACGCCGTCACCAGGGCCTTTGAGCAGACGGCCACCATCGGAGTAGTCGCCAAGGTGGGAGATGCCGCCGCCAGCCATACGGGGTTCCCCCGTAAAAGTATCAACGCCCGTATCTTGAGGTCCAGTAACCACGTTCTGAGACATTGGCTGTTGGTACGGAACTGCGTACGCATTGCGTTGCACGTTGGCCATCGGGTAGCCGGTGTTGGCCCCCACTGCGTTGGCATTGGACATCTGCTCGACCGGGCCGCCGCCAGCAAGCGCTATGTAGCGCGGATCAAAGTATTGACGCTGGCCAGAAACGGGGCCGGTGTAACCTGCTTCGGGGTTCTCGATCTGCCCTGATTCAAAGCGGTAGCGGTACGGGTTAGGGCCGCCCGTGGGAACATTGAGCGGCTTGGGCTGCGAGATCAACAACGGCAGCCCTGCGGCTGCGCCGTACATAGCGGCTTTCTTGCCGCCCTCAGTGCCCGACAGGAACGCACTGCGCCCCTGCTCCGTGCCAAGCGACTCAATGCCTCGGCCCATCTGGGATAGGCGATCACCGAAAGAAGGCGCTTCCGGCGAAGGCAAGGGTGTTGTCGTTGGAATGGTGGGCATTGAAGGCGCTTGAGCAAGTGCGGGCGGAGCTTCCCCAATACCAGAAACATACGGCTGCGTCGAAGTCATTGGAGCGCCCAATACGTCGGATGCTGGAAGACTTGCGGAAAACCCTGGCGTGACCGGGGCGGTTGCCGCCGTTACTTGATTGGCGGTGTTTGCCATTGCGGCGTCCAACACTTTAGGAGAAAGCTCCGTTACCGGCAGCGGCGCATTACCCGCAACGCCTGCAATACCCGCGCCGCCCGCCCCACCGGAGTTTGCCAACGCGGCGTCTAACACTTCTGCCCCGGGGGCCGCAGCATTTGCTGCACCCGCAGCGCCAGCACCCAACAAGCCACCGGCCAAGCCTGCGCCGCCGTAAGCACCGAGACCGGCCATGAGACCTTTGCCCAAGTTGCCAGTACGCGCTGCTTCAAGCCCGCCAATTCCCAACCCGACCATCAACGGAGTGGCAGCGCCGCCAGTAGCGGCGGTGATCCCGACGCCGATCAGCATCGGCAGAATCTTGTCCAAAAAGCCAGCTTCGGGTAGACCTGTTTGGGGATTAACGGTTAGTGAGCCCCCACTAGCTTTGGCCAACGCGTGCAACCCAGCGACTTCGCGGGGAGACATGTGGACAAGCTGTGAATCGGGGCCGCGCCCTTGCGCAGCAAGGTGGTTGGCGGCAAGCTGTTGAAGGCTCATGTTTGCCTCACGAGAAAGGGGTTGATCATATTATGCCTTTATGCGCAAAGGGTAGCTAGTGGCAGCGCCACCAGAAGTGTCGTAGTAGATGTCACCAGAGCGCAAATTTGCGAAGTCTGCCTGGGTTGGCAGGCTTATGACCACTTGCCCGGGGCTGGCTGGGTTTGGCTGTGCGCACGACATCGCGCTAATCACGTCCGTAGTGCCAACACCTTGCGATGAAACAAGCATGGGCGACGGGTTGTCAAGTTGCGCAAAATACAACCGCAAAATGTTTGTGAGCTGATCTATAAACCGCTGGTCGTACTCAACGGGTGCCGCAGGTAAGCGTGGGGCAACTGAGATTTTTTGAGCCATAAGTCAACGCCTTCCGTCAGGACGCACATCGAGCCTGGGAGCGCCCAACTGCCAGGCCACCCCAAGGTTACTGGAGCTGATCTGAAACGCCATCTGACGCCCGCGAATCCGCACATATGCATATTGGTCAAACTGCTGTACCGCGTACGTGCGTTGCGTAGCGTAGTTTTGCGTGCTGGCCACAGAAGGGTTATCTGAAGTACCGTAGTTGGCACCAGGGTTTTGGCGGGGTAGGACGGTAAAGTTCACCGCAGGAGCATTGACCGTGGAGCCATCGAACGTAACGTCGGGGATGATGCGCCAGACCAGACCGAAGTTGTGGCCGTCACCAATGTCAAAGTCGGAGGACCGCACGTACGAGTAGATAGGGCTTGGCGGGTTGGTTGTGCCATCGTCGTTACCTTGCTCGTGATACACAAGGTTGCCCCCGTAGCCGGTAGCCATAGGCGAGACTCGGAGCGGGCTGTCCAGCCAAGCCGTGCGTGCAAGTGAGCCGTACGCCCAGGTGCGCTCAAGGTGGTTGTAAATGACGTACTTGTCCACCGTCGTGCTGTTGGCCGAGCAGTAGTACCACCAGATTTCGTTGTAGCCTTCGTTGGTACCGCCAAAGACTTGGTAGCCTTGCTCAAGGTTGATGTCATCAAACACGTACTGGCGCAAAGCGCAGGGCAGTGTCTCCACGCGGCCTGAATACATGTAGAACTTGTCCGTGCCCATCCAGTACGTGATGTTGTTGACCGTGACCGGAGAGTTGGGGCTGATGATGGACAAGTTGTCGCCCATGATCTGAAAGCCCCAGACGTATGGAGCACCCAGAAACTGCATGGAGTAGATAGCCGCGTCGGTCCACACAAGAATCTCTTGCCGGGTTTGCAGCGCGGCGACAATTTGTGAACCGGAGCTAAGCCGGTAACCGCCCGCTTGGTTGGTGATGGCCGGGGTCCATATGCTGTACGACTCTTGATCTGACCAGCGAACTTGCATGGGGTCTTGAGCAATCGTGGCGTACACGCCGGTCGGGTCGTTACAGCCAAACGCAATGACAAACCGCGACGAGTCGGAGACCAGCACCTGATTGACTATTGTTGGGCATGTCGCATCCACCGTCACCGTTGTGGTGCCCGAGCCTGTGGCGTAGTTCTTTTGCGTGATGACCGCAGAGGGGCCAAGGTATTGCGCCCGATCAAAAAGGGTGGGGTTGGGGTTAACCGCCCAAAAAAACATTGAACCGCCACGGGGGTTGATGATCAGGTTTTCGCCAAAGTTGTGCTCGGTCCATATACGAAGCTGGATGCCCACACCAAGACCCGACGCAGAAGGCGAGCCCCAACCTGTACTTGCGTACCCCGTGGTAGCGCCGCCCCAACCGCCAGCACCCCAGCCCACGCCGACCGTGTAGATATCCGAGCCTGTGCCAAGCTGATATGTGAACGTGGCTGCACCAGTGGTGCCGGAAGATGTTGCGGTAGTACTAACGACGATGGTGTAGGCGTTGTTGCTGACGATGCTGACAATCTGAAACTCTCGGTTCAGATCAGCCGCCGGGATGCCGTTGATAGGCCCCGCTACACCAGAGATGGTGACAAAATCCCCAGCCTGCGCACCATGCGCGTTGTCGTTGACCTGTACGGTCGTGGTGCCGTTAGTGGTAAAAGCGTTAGAAGCTACTGTGTCTGTGCTGCGGATCGGGGTGATGTCGTAAAAGTTACCACCCCCCGTGCTCTGAATATAGTACTTCAGGTTGGTGCCAACACCCAGCAGGTTGTAGCCCGCCAAGTTAAGCCAGTTCCACAACGAACGGCAGACACCCCAGAAAGAGCCAGTAGTGGGCTGAAGGCTTGTCCCCGTGTTAAATTGCGAGCCTGTATCCTTGGTCCAGCCGCCGATTTTCTCGGGAAAGCCCGAACGAAAGCGCACCTTGTCGGATTCAAACCAGCCGCCCTCGTTGGCCAGCGTGGTCGATTCACGGTTGACGCCCGGCCTGAACTCAAGTTTTTGAAGCGGCATACAGCCCTCACGCCATGTTGATGCAGTCTGCTTCCGTGGAGTTTAGCCTACGCATCCAGCCCTTACCAAAGGTGGCAAAGGTAGACAAGCTCTTGTAATGAGCTTCACGCAGATCGCAGAACTTCTCGATTATCTCCTTTGGATCATGCGCTGCAACAGCTTTCAGGGTGTTAGGGCCGATCTGGCCGTCCACCGTAGCCCCTACCGCTTGCTGGAGAAACCTTGCAGCGCGGCCAGGACCAGCATTAACGGCGCAGTCAACCACGCACAGATCAACACCAGCAGGAAGCTCATCACCGCGAATAGCATCCCAATACCGCTTTTTGTACAGCGGAGAAACCATCTCAGGGGTGAGCGAACGCATGTCGGCCTCAGTGGCCGGTTTGCCTGACCATTCTTCCCATACAAGTTTTGTCACTCCCAGATTGGTCATCCCGCCAGGGTCGGCTGGATGGTTGACGTATCCACCCTCCCAATGGAGGATGTGCTTGAGTGCTTCGTCCCAATTTTCTTTCATTTCATTTCCCCGTGGTTTTGGTGAGCAGATCAGTTTTGGCTTGTGACCCAGCAGATGATCCAAAATAATAGGCAATGATGCCCGTCCAAGCGGTGCCCAGGCTACCCAGCATCATC